GTCCTCATATACATGTCACAGTCCATATACAAAGCCTTGCCTTCAAACATATTCAAGAAGGGAACAAGGAATCTGGTAAAGGAAAAGTCAGTAGAGAATGGACGGCCATCAATCATATCATATCTCTGACCGTCCATAACAGAAAAGTCTCTACGATACAGACCCATACGTTGTACTACATCTAATCGAATTGGCACTACTCTTATTGGCTTCGTTGTTATACGTTCCAATGAGAACTTTAAAACTTGATAGGCCATATCCTCTTTAGGATCGTAGCCGATATAGACTGTATTCATAGAATCTCCTTAATTAACAGTTATTTGTCTTGGTCTTTGCTCTTCAGGAATATTCTGCTTTAATCGAATATGGAGTACCCCATCGGTAAGGTCAGCCCCTTCGACTTCAACAGTGTCGTTAAGGACAAACTTCCTTTGGAATGCTCTCCTAGCAATTCCTTTGTGAACATAGTCAGAGTTATCATGTCTATCACTGGCATCCCCTTCTATAGTTAAGTTACTTTCTTTAACCTCAACATTTATTTCTTCCTTGGTGAAACCTGCAAGAGCCATTTCTATACAGTAAGAGTCTTCACCTGATTTAACAATATCATAAGGTGGATACCCACCATCTGTATTATTAGTAGGAGCTGGAAAATTTGCCAGCATTCTATCGAACCCAATAAAGTATCTAGGCCATATATCATTATTTAACATATCATTCTCCTTTAATATGGAACCCATTATGGCATTCCATTCCGTTATTGTCTCATATATCTATCTATTTGTCAAGACTTTTTTATACCACCTGAGTTTTTCCTTATAATATCATTATGATTTAACTCACTCCAATATATCTCCAGCCCACTGACACACTCATCAAGACTTGTGAACATATGGTATTCTCCCGGTGGTACTACGGTAAAATCTCCAGCATGTAATATAGTCTGATCCGTTAGATCATAATCATTCTTCCATCGTTCTATCATTAGTTTACCTTTAATAACATAAAAAGCATTGAACTTTGTCTGATGCTTATGCAATGAGCAATATGATCTTGGCTTTATATAGATCTGATGTATCTCAACGGCAGGACTTTTCAATAGGTCTATTGTATTACCCCATACTTTTCCTTCCTTCATGTTATGTCTACCAGCTCACATACACCAGCAGTACATGCCAGTTCTTGTGATCCTTTTGTTGTATCTTCCTTCTCGAACTCTGTAAGTAAAGACCAATCAATACGTTTCTTGGGCATAGTTCTCATTGCTTTGCTATATTCCTCTTTGGTTATCTCCTGATAAGGAGCTTGTATATAACTATGATCAGCATAAGGTAAGAAAGATACACCAGATAGATGATCAAAGTTATTCCAACACCAAGCACCAACTTCTATCCACTCTCTTTCTTTCACAGATACAGTAACACTTGGCTTATGCTCACACCAATGTTCTGCATATGCCTTCCATATTTCCAGTTGTTGTATAGCACTAAGATCATTTCTATATATAGACTTAGCATACGTCTTAACAGGAAATGAGAAGACAGAAACATCCTTAGATTCTACATTACCATTTCTTTGAGGTTCATTAGGTATGCCCATGTCTTTTAAGAATGCAGTCATAGGATCTTTATTGTCTCCTCTAACTGTTCTAATATAAAACTCTGAGTGTCTAGCATGTATACCACTGGCACTATCTACTAGCTGACTGACAGTACCTGATGGTTTCACACAAGTAATAGCCGTGGACTGAGGTATACCTAGTTTCTCTGCCCACTTCTTATTCGTTGTCACGGCTACATTACGTAGATATTTAAGATTATCTTCTAAGTAAGGTATATTAGCAGAGTAAGATAACTTCTCTGGGGAAGTATGTAGTAGTTCACAATCCATAATACCTGTAAGAGATACACCTAGCAGTCTCTCTTCTTCTGTATTAGTTATCCATCTTTTTCTAAGATAACCAAAGTCAGTGAGTGTAGATTGAATAGTACCTAACAGGGTAGCTATACGTATCTTTCTTGCTAAAGAGTTACGATCATCCTCATGTCTACATACTACCTCTGTTAGATTACAGAATTGATTAGGACGTAGTATAATCTCTGAACAGGGATTAGTTCCAAAGTCTACATCCCATGCTCTACGTTTGTTCTGTGCTGCCTTCTGTTGAGCTGACTCACGATTAAAGATACCTCGTTCACCACTCTTACTTTCATATAGAGATAACCATTCCTTCATAAATACACCAGTATCAGGACGGTTAGTATATACAGCAGAGTTATTAGCCAATCTTCTTTGTGTCTCTGTATCATACCAAGCACCAGACTTAGCTGCTCTCATACGATCATCTGATAGATTAGACAAAGATATTAAAGCAGATCTACGTACACCACCTACTACTACAACATCCCCTATCTTGCAGACTATATCATGACATTCAATAGAGTTTAGTTTCCTACCTCTAGCTTCCTCAAACTTACGTATAGTAAAGTCAAACAAGTCCACCAATGGTTGAGGACCACTGGCTCTACCACCAAAGGTTTTTAATCTGGAGCCAGCAGGACGTACCTTGCTAACATCTACCTTTGGTATTCTATTTGAATATAAGTAGGATATTAAATCCTTGAATGCTCTGGCCCATCCTTCTTTGGAATCAGCCACACTAATAACATCATCTGTTTTTTCAAACTCTACGTCTGGTATGGTAGGTAACTGATTGACATACTGTCTCTCAACAGAGAAGCCTACACCTGTACCATTCATAAGAATATAAAGTATCTCATCAAAGGACTTTGGATTATCCACTGGTATATAGGAACAATTATATCCAGCTATGTTCTCTCTCTCAAGAGCAGGGCCAGCAGTCATCAATGATCTCATGCTAGGCATTACTTCAAGATTAAGAATAGCATTACGTATCATAGTCCAATCCTTGGTATCAAGTTGATCCTTAACTCCAAGGTTTTTTTCTATGTGTACTTTAAAGAAAGTAATTAATCTATTAACAGTTTCATCCCATGTTTCTCTACGGCCTTCCTCTTCCAGCCATCGGGAGTAACGAGATAAGTAAATAAAGTTCTGATACTCAGTCGGTAGACTCATCAATACTCTCCCCATATTCAAGTTCAATTAGTAAGTTAATATAATGTCTTGCCTTTAACAGATCTTGTAAGCCTTCACCTTTAACACGATGTCTGGTAACATACTTAACTGCATTACCTTCACACCAGTTAAGGTTGTTAGCCATTATATACTCTGTAGGTTGTATGGTCAAGTTCTTATAATGATCACCACCAACCTGATACTCCCTAGCTCCTTTACTCTGTGTCATTAGTTTTCTCTCCTTCGTGTTTCCGTAACCACTCAATACCTTTTTCTAAAAGATTAATATCATCTTTAAGAAGACCTAGCCCACTATTACAATTTTGGCAGAGGAATCCTCTTACATGCCCAGTTTTATGACAGTGATCTATGGCCCAACTTTTCCCTGTCCTTCCTTTTGATCTTTGATCTTTTGTTCTACCACAGATAGGACATGAGTAATCATCGTTAGGCTCACGATACTGTCTTCTATATGCTCTTCTTATCCTCCTACTTTTATTTCTACATTCTTTACAGCTTCCTCTGTAACCTTTATAAGCAAGAGTACTATATTCAAATGATTTTAAAGGTTTTTCCTCATCACATTCAATACATACTCTAGTATCTACTTCAATCTCTATTTCATCTTTAGAAAATAAATTAAGTTGGTTTATGTCATTCACTTTCCCTCTCCGTTAATATATTATAGATCTTGTATATAACATCTCTTTTCTCCTTTGAATGTATAGCTGTAAGAGCAAAGCTCCTAACCTGTGAAGGCTCTACACCTGCACCATCACATATAAATTCAAAGTTGTCACACGTTACTCCAATACTACAAAAGAACCATGCGTGAGCACGATCCTTTAGCCTTACATCTTCCTGATATGTCTGTGTATTTTTATCAGGCTTCTTTAATATATCTATAAGTGCTCGACCAATTATAGCCAAGAATAACCTACGTTCAGGTTCCTCGTGATCGAACTGAATTATAGGATCTACAAATATATCTACGTCATCGTCTTGCATTCTTCTTTCTTTTCCTTTTGACCCATCCTTTCTTCGCAGCCTCAGACAGTTTCTTTCTATATTCAGTATCATAATTAACAGTTCTTTTCTGCGCAGCCTCAGACAGTTTCTTTCTATATTCAGGATCTTCGCATCTTTTCTTCATAGCCTCAGATTGTTTCCTTCTATATTCAGGATCTTTCCTAGATTTTTGAAATGCTTCAGAATTTTTTAAAGACTCAGATATTTTCTTTCTCTTTTCAGGATCACTCCATCTTTTATTTGAAGACTCAGATTGTTTCCTTCTATATTCAGGATCTTCATAGCTCTCAACAGGCCGATAGAACTTACCACCTACTCGTGAGTTATAGTAGGCTGGTTCATCTGTACCTTCTAAAGTAGAAGCAAGCACATTATATTTCATCTGATAATACAGTTCATAGTATCTAAGACTACGCCTGTTCTTATATTCTGCTATGATCTCAAACTTGAAATGCTTCTTACCTATCTTCTCTATGTCTTGATTGAGCCACTTGGAAGAACCAGTATATACTCTCCAGTTTGATTCCTTCTCTCCAAACTTAGCCTTAATCATGTACTGTTTACATCCGATATATGCCTTGGTAGTCTGAAGGTTGGTAATGATATAGACAAAGCCAAACTTGTACGTGTCAGCATGGAATGTCTTATCACTACCAAACTTCAACCAATGGTGATCTACCAATCTATAACCTCTGGTACATCTTTAGGAGTCCTAGATACAGTGGTTAAATATCTATATCCATTTGCATATCTAAAGACTCGCAATCCATCACCACCATTGGCATCACTCCAACAGTACTTCTTATGAGCACAGTATATACAAGAAGTACCTAACCTTCTGTTACCAGAAGCACCATCAGCTACATCGGAGTAGCATCTGGCAGGTGGAGCTTGCTGTTTCATTACCTCTTTAAGATCTTTAATCCTTTCAGATGCATTAATCATCTCAAGAGAATGAACAGGTAACAAACATATCTCACCAGTTACCTTATTGATAACCAAGAATGCAGCTTCATCTTTATCATTAGCTTCTGCGTAAGCTGATATCTGAGCAATGTATCCGAATGGATCATTCCTCTCCAGCCTACCCTTCTCAAACTTCTTAAAGCTATAATCAGATGCAGACTTACAATCTACTAGGACACCATCAATCATACAATCTTGATGTCCCTTCACTCCTTCCACACTAACTTCCTTTTGCATATCAGTAACAGTATGTCCTGCTAGTCTGGACAACACAATAAGAAGTTCCTCAAGTATATAACCATATAGAAACTTGATACGAGTGGAAGAAGATAGAGGTATTATCTTATCCTCAGTAGTATACATATCATACCATAGCTGTCGATCCTTCTTACCTATAGCTGATAGACGTAAATTACTTCTACTACGAGGCTTCTCATTTAAGAATAGTTTTAAATGCTCCTTTATGTTGGTTGCAAATTCATCTACGTGTTTATCTATTTCCTTCTCATCCATCTGTAATTCATCTGGATCAAAAAGACTATAGATATCTTCAACTAATGTATGTATATCTTTCATATTAAAAAAGTAGGAGAGGCACTACACCTCTCCCACAAGAGTTATATGAAAGGACTAAGAAGCAAAGGGAATGTCTTCATCCCCCTCTTCTGAAACGAACCCACCATCTACAACATCAAAGGCTTCGTCTGCCTCTGTGTTGTATGGAGTAAGATTAACAACTTGTACGGCACGGAGATCCGCACTTACTCCTTGACGGCCCTTAAACTCCCACTCATAGGTAGTGTAGTGAACATTAACCTGTGAGCCATTACCAATCAGGGTGTTGGTCATGGTACGCTTCTGACCATCAACGAGATCAGGAGCACGATTGAGAGAACCATCCTTCCTACGAACCTTACGCTTGATTGAAACAAAATCACCACGTTCATCGCCTTTATTCTTTAGAATAAGTCCATCCTTCTTAACAGTCTCAAGACTCTTTCCATCCAGATTACAGATGTCCACAGTCCATACACCATCACTATCAAAGGTGGTGTTAGGATTGGTGATTGCGGCCCAATAAGCGGTTCCAGAAATTACTGACATATTTTATATCTCCTATATATCTATTGTTTAAAAATGAATTATCTCATAATCAGATTAAGATGTCAACAACAAAATTATCTTAATCTAATTAATCCATATGTAGTTCGTAAGAACTTCACTACATATGGTTAATTAGTGTGTCTCAGCCCATGTCGTTCCATGTTTCCATGTACTATCTAACGGGCATTTGAACTTTAACTTGAGTTCCGTATCCTTGATAGCATCCTTGGTTATGATACCGAACTGGTTCACATCCTTCTTTGCTACCTCGAACTGGTACTCGTCATGTATTGAAGCAACTAATCGTGCATCAATTCCTTTGTGGCTTATTCTTTCTGTCATATTAATAAGCCAATCCTTACATATACTTGCTCCTGCTCCTTGAATTAAGGTATTAAGAGCAGCATGAGGTGATCTTATATGCAGGTGTCTGCCATCCACTCCTCGTATTGTACCCCTCTCAGCGGCCCTCTGAACGCTGTTACGGACACGTTTGAGGGCTGGCATATTAGACAAGAACCTATCCATTAGTTCCTGTCCATGATCTTTGTTACCACCTACGATCTTACCGATCTTGGCGGCACCTGCTCCATACATAAATGCATAGATAAATGTCTTCGCTTGATCCCTGTCTGTGAGTCCAGCCATCTTCATGTTAGCTGTATGTACATCACCATTGAGGATCTCATTAGTATACTCTTTACTGTCCATCAGATGGGCAAGGCATCGTAGCTCAAGACCAGAGGCATCTGTACCTACCAGAGTATGAGTATGTGGATTATCCACAGTCCAACAGGCTCTACACTCCTTACCAAAGGGACTACGTACTGCTGGTATCTGAGCCATGTTAGGACTATGGTGAGCCATACGTCCAGTGATAGTCTTTAGAGTTAATACTCTACCATGTACCCTACCAGTGGTATCGTCATAGGAATTAATCCAAGATTGTATCTGAGCTATTCTCTTTTGCAATAGGAAGTATCGTGAAAACTTATGTGCTTCTTCCATCTTAATCTTATCAAGAATCTCTTCACTAATCTTAGGTTGCCCTGACTTATCTGTAAACTCCTTTGGTTTCCAACCAAGCTCCATCAAACGATCAGCAATCTGCTGTCGTGATCCTATATTAAATGGGATATACTTTGTCTTGGTCTTTAACTGAACTGCTGTAGGTTCAAAGGATACCTTAGACCATGTTTCAAGATCCTGTGCCTCATCAGTGAGGCGAGACAGTAATCCTATGGTCTTACGTATATCCAAAGCAAAGCCATTCTTCTCCTGTTTATCTACTATGGCACGTACCTTATGTTCCATACGAATAGATTTCTTGGAGAAGCCAGCTCCTTCTATAGCTAACTGCTTGTATACCTTATGAGCTAGTTCAACATCATTCTTACAATACTCAAGCATACTCTTTGAGTACTGCGAGAAGTTCTCATGCTCCATCTTATAACAACCTAATCGTTCACCCCATGCTTTAAGACTATGACCTTTATCTCTAATGGGATTGATAAGTTGTGATAATACCAAGGTATCTATGACCTGTTCCAACTTAATCTGTGTGCCTAGTAGCTTGTTAAGATTAGGTGCATCAAACGAAATACCATTATGCATGACAAAACGATCAATAGTTTTAGCCCAATCCTTAAACGTATCAAGATTACTATGATCCCACACTTGTATCTGTGATGTCTGATGATCCTTTGCTACTATACAATGGATTAATGTTGGTTGTAGAGAATCTGTTTCTATATCTACGATTGCGACTTTCATATTCCTCGTCTTGTCCACACCAGTTACACTCCTCTCCGTTTCCTACGTTCATAGTTGTGTGTTCCACTGGACACCAATGTTCCCACATTTTATATTTCATAATAATATATTTCCTAGCAAATTCTAAATCAGATTCAGGTATTCCATTTACCTGTGCTCTATTTAGATAAAATTTATAATTCCTTTCACTAAAGTTCATATCCCAAAACTTTCTCCACATCCACACTGTGATGTAGCATTAGGATTCTTAAATATAATATAATTACCATTAATACCAGTAGAGAAGTCTATAGTTGTATTTATTAATAACATCATTGCTTCTTTCTTAATATATAACTTCCCTTCTTTAAGTGGAATTATATCATGTTCATCAGGAATGTCAAATAAAACTTCCCATTGGTATGTAAAGCCAGCACAACCACCACCTTTAACACCAAGCTCTATGCCTATTGCATTCTCTGACTTGACTATACCTGACAGATGATCATCAGCTTGATTCGTTATTGATACTAACACGTTTACTCCTCATAAAGTTATACAGACAGAAAACGTAAGCTGTAATTAAAGAACATAGCCACATTGAAAAGCCGTTGGTATAAGGTAAGTCCTCTATGTAATGCTTTACGATTAAGACGGTAAGCATCATAACCATCCACGATAATATGGGTATAAAGACCAAGAGGGGAATCCATCTAGCTAGGGTACTTACTATTAATGAGTAAATCTTTGTCATAACCTTTCTCCTTTAGTACTGGACTTGGCATTATCTTCACTAACTTAGCATCAGCTACTTTGATATGATAGAAAGGCTCTGCCGCTCTCCTTCTATTGTCCACTGGTTTAACATCACACTTGTTAACCATTGCACCGTCCATAAACCATGCCTGATCCAAGTGCTTGTTGAATATGACAAAGGTTAAGGGACCAATACACCCTTCGGATTTCACTGAACTTACCCACTTGTCTATGAGCTTATGCTTCCTGTATGGAATACGTATCTCCTTCCAAGACTCAGGCCAATGGTCACGCCAGCTTGTCTTTATCTCTGTCTCAAAGTAACACTCCAAACCTAACTTATCCTTACATACAACATCTACTCCATATGTTTCTTCAGTATTAATATCCTTATAACCTTCAGACATTAACCAATATGACATAACATTTTTAGTTAATGTATCATATTTATTATATAAATTTCTATCAAATTTAATCGGCATTATTATCTCCTACATCAAATGGGTTGTCTATCTCAGTCAACCTACCTGTATCTTTGTTATAAAATAAATGTGTAGCCACACCTGTATCTCCAGTATATCTATTCTTGAGTATACGTATTGTAGTTGTGTTGGCTATAACAGGATCATCATCTTGCTGGTTACGTTCCAAACCTATGACACCATCACTCAGATGTCCTATGGATGCGGAACCTCTCAAGTGAGAGAGTGTCACTTCCCTGCCATCCTCGTGTCCTCTGTCACCAGCAGGTCTACGTAGATGGGATACAAGTAACAAGCATATACCTGTCTGCTCCACGAGAGATCGTAGCTTGGTCATTAGTATGTCGATGGACTTACGTTCATCTGTATCCTCTTGACCTGATACAAGTATGCTCAAGTGATCCAGACAAATCCATTTACAATCAAGAGCTTGAGCCATAAACCTAACCCTTGCTAGTATCTCGTCATTGTCCACTGATCCAAAGTGATCAAAGGCAAAGAACCTACCAGAGTTAATAGTCTCCGCTTGGAACTTCTGCAATTGCTCTGGTGTAAACTGATCTCTGATCTCCTTGATGTACAACCTAGCATCTGCTTCCACTGACATGATGTTCCATGCTGTGTTCTTCACACTCTCTTCAAGAGCAAGTATACCTATGTTATCTTTTGTGTTACGTAGGAAGTGGTGCATAAGTTCACGTATAATACTTGACTTACCCATACCACTACCACTACAGAATGTAATCAGTTCTCCTGTTCGCATACCATAGGTCTTCTCATTCATCTTAGGCCAAGGATAGAGACAAGTCTCACAGAAATCCTCTTCGTATAATGTCTCGCCTAAGTCTTTGAGATTAATTATACCAGCAGGTGTGAATGGCTTTGCATTCCACCAGCAATCATTGAAGGCAGCACGTTGTCCCATCTTGAGATACTCATTAGCATCCTTGTGATCCATGCGTACTATCCTTGCCTTGTTAGGTGCAAACAACTGAGCTACTTCTTGTGCAGCTTCTTGACCTTGCTTGTCCATGTCAAAGCATATGATCACGTTATCAAAGCTATCCAGATAAGTGAATGCATTCTTGCAATCACGCAATGCTGAACCAGCTCCTGTCTTGATAGATACAGAAGGCCACTTAGATCCCATCAGTTCATAGGCTGACATGGCATCCACTTCACCTTCACATATAGTTATATACTTACCCTTCGGTGAGAATATATTCTGACCAAACAACAGGGCATCGGTTAGCTCACCTTCCACCCACATTCTTTTGTCTTTACACTGTCTAACTTTGTGACCTATCTGCTCACCACTATCGTTGAAGTAACCATACAGATGATGGGTCACGATGTTACCAGACTGCTTTATCTTTGTACTATATTTCTTTGCGGTATCCATAGAGATCTTACGATCACTAATATTACCCCAACTTCCAGTTGTTGACATAGGTTTCACCGTCCATTCTTGTTTAGGTACAACAGTAACATTATCACCGAACCTTGTATCACAACTAAAGCAATACGAATATCCCTGCTTATGCTTAACATTAGCATCGGATGACTTACATTTAGGACATGGCCCTCTGTCGAGCCACTGTTTCTTCAGCATATTTTCCCCTTTCTAATTAATCCATATGTAGTTCATAAGAACTACTACATATGGTTAATTAGTTTCCATGTTACACACCCGGACCCGGCCAAGCCTCACTTAAAAAGCTCTTTGGAAAGGTCCACTGTTTTAGTATAGCAACCTTTGGTATGGTAATCAACCCACCAAATTGTGCTTCACAATCAAGATCATAGTTATTAACAGAGGATGCAAGTGTAATATACAAGTCATCCTCATTGACTAGTATACCTACACTTTTGATACGCATAGGTGTTAATTCTTTGACCTCATCTTCTGACTTCCAATCAGCATCCTCATACTCTGAGGAGTCAATCCATTCAATACAAGCTACTCCACTGTATTTCATTCCCATGTCTCCTTCTCAAACTGCTCCATCCAGATTTCATCTGAAGCCATAGCTTCATTTGTATCTTGACTAGCTAATCCTTTTGCTTCTCTGTACGAGTATCCTTCCTTCTTATATTCTTTAACCCTAATCCAGAAGTACTTGTCTCGTTCTTCTTGTATAAAAGTCTTAGTCATCGGTTGGATTCCATGTTCCTGTATCCCAATCAATCTCATAGCCTACCTTCCTTCCATATTCTACTATGTCTTCAGGGCAAGAGGGATCAAAGCCATTAAGTATCATGTCTCTGATAGTAAACAGATCAAGTGTTATGTTATCCTGATCTATCTGCATCTCAGCTAACTTATCTTGATACCTTGCTTTCTCTTTCTCCTGTCTCTTCTCCATGATTACTTCTCTAATAGAAGTAAAGTCATAGACTTGACAGATATGTTCTTTAGTCTTCATCTTCTAACTCCAATCCAAGTTGATCTCTCATTTCAATACGAACCTTTGTCCACACATCTTCATGTATCCACCCATACTTTCCAACGAAAGCAGTCTTAGTAATATGTGGAGCTTCCTCTTCCATCTGAATTAGTAAGTCATTTACTTTACTCATTTGTCTCTCCTTTTCTTTTCTATTATCTATAGACTCAAGACTTTGTTTTAGGATCTCTCGTATCAACTCACCATG